AGGTAAGCCCAAAACCCTTGCATGGGTAACCAGACCATAGTGGTTTCCGGGTCTTGACCTGGGCGTAGTTTCCAACCGTTCTCTCGCCCATACTGGGCAGTCACCGGGTCGGACTCCAACAGATTGTTCAGGTTCGAACAGAGAACAATAATGTTGGCTGGTTTGTCTCGCTCTTTCGACCCACCCATGCCTCTGTTCAACCTGTGGTGAGGTGCAACACTTTCCATTTCACCACAATGGATGCAACCACCGTCCCGGTCAAGGTAACGACGAAACTGTTTTGGTGTCACCAGATGCTCTCTGCCGGGTGTTCGATTATCTCGCGCAAGGTAATCACCGTTCGAGCGTTGTCCTTGTCGGTGTAGAACTTTCGTAAGTTCAGTTCGACCACCTGGTTATCATCGTCGTATGCTTCCTTGTTCAAAGCATCCAGCACCAGTTTTGCCATATTGTCTAGGTCGCGTCTTCGTTTATTGCCGTTGTAAAAGTCAATTTCAACGAACAACTGAAACTGGAAAGGCTCTTTACCTGTTGCGCGCCACGCATCACGAACAATTCGTTCCGCCACCAGCGTTTCCTTAGGTGTGTATGTGCCCCTCTGAGTGACACGAGGCCGACCTTTTGAGCGAGGTTCACCCGGAACCTCAAACCGAACCACTTTGTCCGGGCTAACCCCCGCTACTAGACTTAGGATTGTCCCCACTCCAATCGCACGAGTGGACCAAGTGACCTACCAATCTCAAGTCGGTCACGCAACGCCCTCAGTTGTTGCGTACAGGCTCGCATCTTCTGTTCAGCCAACTCGTACTCAAGGTATTTCGTTTCGGTTTTGAGTTCGGCGGTGAACCTTCGTATGTCCATCGACCCTTCCGTCATCAGGAACTCTCTGGCATATGCGGTTTTATGTTGAGACCTGGCAAGTACAGCCTGTTCGTCTAACTGTTCTAATTCCCTGGTTTTCTCGTCAATCTGTTTACCGATATGTGTGAGGTTCTGAATGATGTCGTGTGGCGTTAGGTTGCTACTCATCGTGGGTCGTATCTGTTCTTGTCGAACTTACTCCCACCGAGTATTTTGCCAGCGTCTCGGTAATACCACTCCATCAGCACCCCTAACGAATCAGGATGCTTGGAGTCGTATCGTGCGTGAGGGTCACCGGAACCAGGCATGTGTTTCGATAACTGAACCACAGATTCTGCTGACCGTAATAGTTCCTTGTCTCGCTTCTTCACGATAGCGCCTTCTTTCGTTTATTTATGGCGGTGGTCACCTGCTTGGAGAAACCTCCGTCCAATGCTTCCTGCCATAACGCCTTCAGTTCTTCCTCAGAAACCGAAGCGTCAACCCTAACCCAGAATTCGTCCGGTACAGGATTTGCCTTTACCTTCTCCATCTCTGTTTGGCTGGGTCTTTTACCCTTAGCATAGTCACAGTTGGCTAACGCTCGACCTATTGCGCTGGTTTCAGCGTTCTCCAGAGCCGCCGTTTTGTTTGCCCCAGCGGTACCTTCAATCTCGAACGCTAGACCTGTTGCCTTAGGACAGTGTGCGTGTTGGTCCTCATGGTCGGTGAAGACCATAGCCCTCACAATAAAGTAACCTCGTTCTCTGTCGTGCTTTGAGGTCAGTTCGTGTGTGACGATGCGTCCGTCAGGATAGTCAGCGTAGAACGCTCGTATCCGGTCCTCGACCATTTCATAGTCGTTGATGTTGAAATTAGGCATTTTGGTTTTCCCTTTCGTTTATTTCGATTCCGTCAATCAGTATTTCGTCCGACCATTCGCTGTTGGCCATAGACCAATAAACTGAATGTTTGGCGTGGTTTTCATTACCAGAATAAACCCGACCTCTGACAACGAAGTCGCGGTATGCCATTTCGTCATTGCTCATGTTGCATTTCCCTTCGTAGTGTTTGTCTAACCCATGTCCCAACCGTCATATCGTCCCGGTCAGCCATGTCCTTGATAACTCGATACTCTGCTTCCGAAATTCGTACGCTCAGCATCTTGTCCAGGTGATACCCAAACTTGTAGGGTCTACCCATTGTTGTTTCCTGCATGTTTTACCTCCTGCCATAGTTTGTCCGCCGTAATTTTCAGGGCGGTTATGTGTTCATCGTTCCGGTGAACGACAATCCATTTCGGTTCAAGCCAACCAGGAACAAACCCCTCGGCGGTTTCAACCCTCAACATCCAAGCGAAGATGCAACGGTCTGTATCTGTCACATACATTTGCCATTGCATCTGCCTCATGTAACCGATAGGTACCTTACCTTCAAAGTCCCTGCCGGTGGTCTTTATTTCACTAATCAGGTCGTGGTCAAGTGACAGTCCGTCAGGTGTTGCCCTGTGGTGTCGGTTCTGTCTGTGACATATTGACCAGTCGTTAGGCATAATGTCTAGTTCGTCTTTCAGGAACTTTGCCACGATTGGTTCGGTATCTCGACCAAACCGCATGTACGCATTGTCCTCGACATGACTCCCATACAATCTGCCTTCCAGCACCTTCTTGTACCCTGCCGGGGTGGATGCCCCAGCAACCTCGGTAGCAGAAATACCGAAATGCCGTATTTCTTGCCAAAGGTCCTCGTCTAGGTTTTTACTTGCCAGAAATTGGTCAGCGTTGAGCATTTAGGTAATCCTCCGTTGCCGTTTCCAGGGTGCGTTCTATCCAGCCAGAAACGCCCTTGAAGTCAAGAAGTCGAACATCCTGGTCCAGTTTCCCGTCCCGGTAAATACTCAACTCGTATGCCACTTGACCATCATCGGTCACAACCTCAACATGAAATTCGTATTGGTTCATCGTGACCGCCAAACCATCATCCGCCGACCAGACGGTGACAACCTGAACTCCCCTGTGTGGTCAACCAGGTTCTTGTGGACCAATTCTGCTCGTCTCGACCTAATACCAGACTCGGAAGCGTATGGGGCTTTACCAATCTCATTTGCTAGACGGTAAGCCATAATCAGTTCCAAGTCGCACATCGGGGTTCGAAGTAACGACAGGATGGTTTCTTGGGTCTCGGTAATGTTCTCCACCGAGTCAGCCGCTTCATGGCTGGTAATGGGGTCTGTTGTTCTTGCGTATGCCATTTTATGCCTCGTGTTCCAGTTCTTCAGACATAATGTTGACTCGCATTGTTTCTTCCATCAGAGCCTCGACCAAAGCCCTAGCCTCGGGAACGGTCAAACAGAGTATCTGTCCGTCCCCAGCCAGGATGAACCGTCGGCTGTTGTTGGTGACCGTCAGCAGGTTACGCCTTTCGTCTGGGTCGCGTGTTACCTCATACATTTTGTTTTCCCTTCGTTGTTAGTTTGTAACCGGCAATCCCAAGCATCACCAGGGCGATGAGTGAGAGTCCGTTGAATGGCGCGGATGGTGTCACCCACGCGGTGGTGGCCATAATGACCAGAGCGCCTATCATCAGTACCCATGCGGTTCTCATAATAGGATTGCCACCCATCCGGTCAGGATTACGGTGGTCAAACCAAAGGTGATTGTGGACCAAAACAATATGTTTATGGTGCGTCGGTCTGTTACCATCTCTGGTTCTTTGTAGGTTTCTCTCCGTCTCGCCTTCCGGGTCCGGTCTGGTTCCTCGACCTGTTGGGCGATTATGAGGTTTTTGTAGTAACCCATTTTGGTTTCCCTTCGTTGGTTTGGTGGGTCATGTCTTACATTATCACAGACCACCGATAATGTCTGACATTTAGTCGGGGGTGCCGAATCGGCGTTTCCATTCGTCCGGTCCGAGTATGTCCATCGTCCTTTGGTCGTACGGATACCTCATAACCGCCCTGTCGGGGTCAGTCTCGAACAGGTGGTCTTTGGTTGCCTGTGCGCGGTCA